TCAGCGTGCCGTCTGCGGTTGTAAGCGTAGCAAGGATGTCGGTAGCCGACGGTTTGAGCCGCACTTGTGCGATGATCTCACTTGTGTCTGGAAACAGCGGCGCTTCGGTTTCCAGGTCTAACCTGTAGGCATAACCAATAAGAATGGCGGGGCCTTCAACGATGGCAACACTCATGGCGCCCACCCACAGAGTATCGCTCCAACCTCATTATGAGCCAGGATCTGAGCCAGGGTTTGCTCACTCAGCACATCCTGGCGTGAGGGCCGAATGGGCTCGGCCCAATCACAATCTCCGCGCAACCCTCTTGTCTCAATCGCGCATCCAGCGGTCAGCCCGGCGCTTAAGACCAGTCCGGTCAGTGTTATGCACCTCATGGCGGATCTCCTGTGACGTTTGCATGGCGCGAATGCTGGCCTCCGCGCGGCGAATGGCGAGGTCGGCCTCTGCAGCGTGGCGACCCTGGCGGACGGCGATCCAGAGCGCGCTCAAAAGGGCAAAAGCAATGGCGCCGTAAAAGACAGCCTGACGGCTAAGGCCTCCGAGCAGTGTGCCTAAGACATGGATCATGGTGTTTTTCCCGTGCGATGATCGTCGATCCGAGCAGCGCGGGATCGCAGGGCGTAGACGACAACGGCGAGGAACACGGCCGCACCGATCCACGGCAATGCGATGTTGAGCCAGGTCTCAAGCCCGAACAAAGAGAACGCACGCCTGGCCATATCCCGCGCTTGCTCCGCCTCAACCAACGCTGGCGCGATCTGAGACCCAATAGACCCGGCGGTCCCAAGGACCCCAAGCCCGATCTGTGCATTGGATGCTGTCACGATCCGGCTGTCTTTTGGCACCCCGGATGCGCGCGCGGGGGCGATTGCGCGTGGCCTGGCATCCTCAAGGGCTTCGCTCAGCGCCACATCGATGATGGGGAGGAGCGGCAAGCTGTTGTCATTGCGGAAGGCCAAAATAGCCGCGCTGGTGCGTGGCCCAACAATCCCGTCGATATTGCCAACCTCGTGATAGCCGAGATCCTTTAGACGTCCTTGCACCGCCTCGACGGACAGCGTCACGCTTGGAGCGACATTGCCCGCTCGCCGCACCCCGAGTAGCTTTGAGATCGGATAACGTTTGATGTTCACGGCATCATTCTGATTGCCGCCAAGCCCCCAAACCCAAGCGCCCTCAATTCGATCGATGAAGAACACATGGCCTTGCCAGCTGGAGCGGCCCCTTGGAATGATCCCGATGTCGCCTTGCCGGGCTTCCGCGGTCTCCACCGGGACGCTCCAGTCGAGATAAGATCGTGCGGTCAGCTTGCGGGTGGACCGGATCCCAGCCCGCTCGAGACAGTGCCCGACAAAGGCCGCGCACCAGGCGACGCTGTCATGTTCCACCCAGTCGTGGCCGACCGAGGCATACATCTCTATGATGACGGGATTGTCGGCGGGTCCTGGCCCCTCGGTCGTGCCGATGTAGCTGCGGGCGATATCAAGCGGTGTCATGATCTGATCCCATACAAATGCAAACAGCCGACCCAAGGGACGGCTGTGGATTAACGGTAAATAAAGGGTGACTCTTGAATGGCCTTGAGCGGCTAGCTCGCTTTGGCGCCCTCAAAGACGGTGTCTTTGGCTTGCATCAGCCAATCATCCACGGCGGCGGCAACGGAAGGACCAATGCCCGCCAGACCCATGAGTTGAACCTCAAAGAGGCCATGGGCGTTTTCGGGATCGCACCAATGCCCGCCATGCGCGAGCACCAACCGCTTGACCGCTGCCACGGGATCCGGCGCGTTTTGTACCTGCGCCAAAACAGCTGCGATCTCATTCATAATCTGATCCTCCCTTAGTCATTTCTTGAGCCCCAAATGGTCGTCGTGATTAGCCGCTTCAAGTGCGCGGTCCAATCTGCGTCGCTACTTCTTGCGACTGAGCCACGCGGCAAGGAGAGCCTCTGCCCCGCGTGGGCCAAGATAGGCGAGCGTTGCCACAAACCCTGTGGATACTGGCTGCGACAGGCCAATATGGCGTGCAGCAGCCTCCCCTATCAGCGCCATGCCGACGGCGACGGGAATTTCCCACAGGAGCTCCTTGCCAAAAAAGCGGCGGTTGCCGAGTTTTACTTCACCCGAATGCCACATCAGCCGGCCGGTAAAGGCGCCGATCAACGTGGTCACGGCCCCGCCAAACAGCGCGTTCATGGTGTCAATAAATCCGCTCTCGCTCATAGACGTGCCTCCTCCAATTCTGCCACTCGGGCAGACAATTCTTTGACGGCCTCAATCAACAGACCGGTGATGTTGCCATAAGCAACCGAGAGCTGACCGGTCTGGGCATCCGCCTGGACCACTTCGGGCAGCACCACCTCCACCTCCTGAGCAATCACCCCGACCTGGCGGTTGCCATCCATGGTGAAGCGCACACCGCGAAGGGTGCTGACCAAGGCCAGTGCGTTGGCGATGGTCTCCACATCGGATTTGAGCCGCACATCTGATGAGGAGACGAAGTTCGGGGCAGTGACGACCCCGGTGAAGGTCGCCCCCGACAGTGCCGCCTTCGCCGCAATCGCCGCGTCATACGCCGCTGCGGACTTGGTCGCCATGCTCCCGAGCCCAAGGTTTGTCCGCGCCACGGCCGTGTTCGAAAGCCCGGCCAAATTGCCCGCCGCATCCAAGAGTGCGTCCCAGCCAGTGTTCGTGGCATTCCTCCGGCGAAGAACTGGCGGCGAGACTGAGGTGTCGACCCAAAGCATGCCCGCGACGGCGGCACTCGGGGCCGAGGCCCCAGCACTGGTCGATTGCAGGGCCGCGATTACCTCATTGATCCGCGCCCGAACCGCGGCCCCGGCGTCATTGGCAATGACAAAGCTAGATGTCTGCACTTAGGCCACCTCATCGGCGTAAAGCCGCAGTTGTGAGACGATCGGCGTATAAGACGCGTCCTTCGTCGTTAGATGCGCCCGCGCTTCCACTGCGCGGGCTTCGATTTCGTGGTTGTCGAGCCGGCCCCAGGGACCCCAGTTCGGCGAAGCTGCCGGATCGTCATCGGTCTCGCGGATTTCAAAAAGGACATCGATTTCGGCACCAGCTGATCCGTCAAAATCCGCCCAGGTGTCCATGAGCGCGGTGCGCGCATCGATCCGGTCATTGAGCGCGAGCGCCGCCACGCCAATCTCCGAGCGCAGGCGCACGCGTGTTACCGCGCCAAGATCAAGCCCGGCCGCAAAGCCATACTCCCCCTCCATCGCCGTCACTTGCGTCACGCCATTTGCGGTTGCTGTAGCAAGCGTTAGGTTTGACCCTGTCACCTGCAGGTTGGTTTTTGAGCCAACAAAACCAGGATCAGCTTGCAAGAAGTCCAAGGTCGAGAAGGCTAGCACCTGCGCGCCCTTGGTCGAAACACGGGTTTCCGGGCCCGCACGGCCGCCGCTGTCTTCAGCCCGCACCAGATAGGTCCCGGGTTTCAGAGGCACGACAGCGATGGCCTCACCGCCCGAGACCCTGTCCATCGAATAGCTGTCGGCCCAAGTGGCCGTCGCTTCCTTCGAATGCCGGATCACGATGTTGCCACCGACTCGCACATCCGGATCCATCGAGCGGGCCCATTTCAGGATCGCAAGGCCACCCGCCGTTTGCAGCGTCACATTCTCGAGTTGCGCTGGTGGCGCGGTTAGGCCGAGGATTTCGACCGCTGTCTCCTGCCAAGGCGATGAGACGCCCAGAACCGAGATGGCCTTAACGCGGAAAGCCCAAGCTCCCGGCGCGATGTCGCGGATTTCAAGCGTGGTGCCATCCGTCCGACCGTGGTCGATCCAATCGGCACCACCTTCCGGCTTCGCCTGCAGTTGATAGGCCGCCACAAATCCCGAGGGGGCCGCCTCCCAGTTAATCTTGGCCAGAACCTTTAGCCCGCCACCATCCCGCGTGACATAAAGGTCCTCGGTGACCTGCGGCGCGCCGGGCGCCGGGATGTCGTAGGCGTTGGGCAGCGCCGTTCGCGGGGCAGCTGCGTAAATCTGTTCCTCCGAGGCGGACCAATCGTAGACTAGAGGCGAGGTTTCCCGCAGCACCAGCTCCGGCAGCAACAATGCACCATCGCCCGAAGCCGTCAGATCGAGGCTCACCCCATGCACCTCAAAGGGCTTTGCCGCAAAGCCCCAGCGCGCGTAGGACAGTGTCACTACATCACCGACGGTGGCTGCCCAGGCCGAGAGCTTGCCGGAAAGCCGCACCGTCATCTGCCGACGTGCGCGCTCGAGCTCGATTTTTGCAAGCCGCTGCGCCATTGACGCGGAGATCGTGAAGGGCAGCGAGATATCGCGCCATTTCCGCTCACCACCGTCCTCGGCGAGATAGACATCGCTCGCGTAGGCCGGGAAGTCGTCGGGCTGCCAATCGTTCTCGGGGCTGACGAACTGGCCGCGTACGCCGTTGAAGTTTGACGACATGGTCACCCGCGTGGCCAAGGTCAGCCCGCCCTCGCGGACATGGTCCGAGGTGAGCGCCACGTCGGGCGCGCGCCAGGCGCCTGCGTGGATGCGCCAAGACCCAGCGGAGAAAGCGCAGCGGCCGGCGAAGCTGGAGAGCATTCCCTCGATGATCGTCTTCGGGACCTCCGAGAGGGTGATCACCCCGTTGCAGGCATAGCGCGGCTCCGATCCACCTCCGGCGAGGGGAACGGTCTCATCGCAGATGTTCGCCGCCTCAATGAGCGACATCTTATCAATCCCGTCGGGCTCGCCGATGCGCGCGCCGATGCCCCAGGTCGGATTAGCCATGTAATCGGCAAGGCAAAGAGCGGGGTTTTCAGAATAGACCGCCCTTTGTCTGCGCGGGTCCCAGATATCATCCTTGCCCTCCAGATCGACCGTGATGTTCGGGATCCCACCCGGGAAGGCATCCTGGTCATAGGTGAGGCGCAACCGGATCGCAGCACAGCCCCGCAGCTGATGGTTCTCAGTCCATTTGTCGGGCAACGCAGCTTTAAGGCCCGCGAAAGCGGTCTGGTTTGCGGCGCCGAGCTTCTTCTCGACGACGAGCTTTCCGGCCCAGCGCCCCTGCGCGGTGCCGGCGGCATTCACCGCCTCTTCGCCTTCGAAGTAGATCGCCCCGATCGATTTGACTCGATGCGTGGCCAGCACGATGACCAGATCGAGGAATTTATTGTCTGATCCCGAGGAATGCAGGAAGACGATGACGCCGCCTTTGCGGGTGCGGCCATAGACAAGGTCGCGCGGCACGACGGGCTCGCGGATCGTCACCGTCCGCGGCTGCATCGTGGTTTGCGGTTTCGGCATCAACGCTTGCGCCGCGTAGGACAGCAGGAGCGTGCCGCCGATCCGCAAAAGCGCGGCACCAATTCCGCCTGCAGCCAATACGCCGCTGATCGCCCCCGCGATCGCGGTGACGGCTGTCACGATGAAAGGCATGGATTGGGTCCGTGTTCAGATGGGCCAGGCAAACCGGCAGGAGGTCAGCGGTACGGTCACGAGGCCTTCAGGTGCCATGCCAACCGCTTGGGCCCCGGTACAGACGCCAAAGCCGAGGCCGGTATCGGCCAGAACGATATCGCCGCGCCCAGCAAGAAGCACCGACGGGTGTGGTTCGCCCAGAAGCGCGTCGCCCATCTCCTCAAGCGAGACCCATCCCAGACGCCGCATCACACGCGCGCCGCCGAGCGCCGTAGTGTAGCGACCGCGCCAGAGGGATACGACATCCTCACCGCCAGTCAGGATCATGCGCGTCTCGAAGGCGAAGGTCGGGCAGTCATGAACGCCCCAGACGAAAGGCTTCGCCCGTGCCGTATCGATGGCTGCGGCGAGAAGGCGTTCCCAGTGGTCAACGCGGGGGAGCATCATCCGCGCCCCCAGGTAATTTCGCGATCCTGGATCGCGGTCACATATTCAAATCCAAGATCGCCCTGGAACAAGACCTGCTGGCTTTCATAGGTGTAGCGCCAGGTCCGCGCCACGGTCAGGTCGATCAACCGGCTTTCATAGCTGATGGTGATCGTGCAGGTGTCCGTATCGTCTTTGATTTCCGGGACGTCGAGCCTGCCCGAGAAGGCCTGAACCGGATCGGCGATGATGCCGCCATCCTCAGTTAGAAGCCCCAGCCAGATCCTGCCCGGTAGGCCCTGGCGCGCTTCATCGATGGCCATCTGCACGAGGTCCAGCGGCACGCCGGAAAGCGAGACGGCCGTGCCGTCGGCCACGACCTCCCCGGTTTCATTGAGCGAGCCGAGGCCCAGAAGCGACCCAGCCCCGGCCCAGCTTTGACCGTTCCAATTTACCTCTCCCAGCCCTGACCAGATCCGGACCCAGCCCGTCGCAAACTCGCCCTCAAAGAAGATGACAGGCCGCAGGCTTTGATCTGCCAGTGCGGTGGCGAAGGCCAATGTGAGATCGCGGCTCATCAGAGTGCCTCCCGCGCTGATATCGTAAATCGGTGCTGATCCGCTCGACCGATGACCGAGGGGACCGGGGCCGTCAGACGCAACAGGACCGACGGGGTCTCAAGGCCAAGGAGCGTGCCGACCGGCACGGAAGCCCGAAGCGGCGGCACGAAGGCGAGTGTGGCCTCACTGCCCAAAGGCGTTACATCTGCCGTCAACTGATAGAGCCGCGTGGTGGCATCTCCGCCCAGCTGGAAGAAGTCCCCGGCGCGAAGTCCAAGTCCCCAACTAGCTGTGCGCAAAGTGGATGCTCCTGCGACTTGCGCCTCGGTCACGTACGGATTGCCTGCCCCCAACGGCACCTCGATCGAAGGATCGGGGAAGATAAACCGACCCCGCATTCCGCCAAGGGCCGTGAAGAAGGCCGAAAGCCGCCGGGCCTGTGCCCCTTGGCTCACCGCCATCTCAAACTGATATTCCCACCACGATGCCCCCCAATCTTGGATCTGGGAGGTGCCGGTAAAGGGCGAGCGTGCCTCGGCCACAGACGTGACCAGGCGCCGCTCGAGCGAGGACACGAGCGTAAGGGGCAAGACAGGAATGGCCATCTCAGATTACCTGCCCCCGGCGTCGCCCATCGGCCACGCTTTCCTTCGCAATGCGGGCGATCTCGGGGATGGCCGCACGAAGGCGCGCGTCGATCTGCTCGGCCACGCCCATCTGCGCACCGCGCGCGTCGATATTGACAGTTACTCCCGCACCAGCACTACCGCCAGAGCCATAGCTCGCCGCCTCGCGCCGGTTTAGCACCCGCTCACCCCGCTGCAGGATTGTTGGGACCTCGTCGGGCCGGAGACCCGCCCAGGAGCCAACCGGCCCCACGGTCCCACCGGAATGCATCCGGGGAGCACCAGCGAAGGCCATTGCGGGCACCTGCCGCGTATGGCCCGACAGCCCAACGATGCCGCCCGCATGCGAGACAGCCGCCGCGACGGACCCGCCGCCAAAGATGCCCGAGAGCGCCGAGGCGATGGGCCCCAGCACAGTGCGCTTGAAGGACAGGACCGCGAGGTCTGCCATGATCGAGCGCACGAGGCTCTTGAAGTCGAACTTGCCGGTCTCGACGAAGCTCCGAAAGGCGCTTTCTGCGCCGCTGAAGGCACCGGTCAGGGTTTCGCCGAGGCCCTTCCCCCAGTTCAGCGCCTCCGTGGCATAAGAATTCAGGGCTTGCGAGACGGCCTGCCAGCCGGTCACGATCTTCTCGCCCGCCCCGCCAGACCCGCCGCCGCCCACAACATCTCCGGCCTGGGCCATAGTGGCTGCTAGGCGGTCGGCGGAAGCCGTTGCGTCATCCAGCGCGGTAGCGCCATCCTCACCGGTACTTGCAACAGCATCACGAAGTGCCGCCCAGGACGTCAGCGGAGCGGATGCACCATTCGCGAGATCGGTGGCGGCCTGACGGTAGGTGTTCGCAGTGGCCAGTGCCTCAGCGGCAATCCCATCAAGTCCCAGATCGGGCCCTGTTAGCGGGGTTTCTTCAAAAGCCCGCCGGAAGGCATCTGACGCGGCGCTTCCAGCATCCGCTGTAGCTCCCGCGAAAGGATTCTCGATATCGCCAAGACTGATCTCACCGATTTCGCCGAAGGTGGTCTCGATCCCCACAGCCGCGAGCGCATCCCGGATCTTGCCCGTAAAGGCGTCAATCCGGGCGATCGCGCCATTCAGCATGGCCTCAATTCCGTCGAGCATGCGGTTTGCCGCCACGTACACGAGATCTCCGATCACGGCTGGTAGGCGGGACCAGATTTCCCGGACGGCGAGCAGTGCCCCCTCAAAGGTATTCGCCGTCGCGTTACCAAAGGCGACGACGCTTTCGATCGCGCCCGCCATGCCGGTGGCCGCATCTGCTTTCAGATCAAAGAACATCGCCGTGGCGCGCGCACCTGCGGCCGCGGCGCCCATCTTGATCCGGTCCCACACCTCGACGG